GATTGAAGCTGTAGTAGGATTACTTATGTTTGTAAACGGAGAGATTAAAGAGGCTCGTTTACAAAGTTCGATGGCTGAATGCTTACGTGGGAAGCGGACGGCTGAACGACAGTATTCAGAAACTGTGTCTTACAAATGTTGGAAAGGTAAAGCAGAATTAGAAGATAATATAGATGGTTCAAAATCAATTAAAAAATTAATTGTAGAATAGGAGTAATATGAATCTTTCACGGAATTTCACTCTCTCAGAACTTATTAAAAGCGACACTGCTATACGTAGGGGTATTAATAATAATCCTAACGCAGAACAAATAGAAAAATTAAAAATGTTATGTGAAAATATTCTCCAACCGGTACGTGATCATTTTGGCAGGGTCAAGGTGACCAGTGGGTTTCGTAGTGTAGAATTATGTCTTGCCATCGGCAGCTCAGCGAACAGCCAACATGCAAAAGCTGAGGCGGCAGATTTCGAATGTCCAGGTGTCGATAATGCTGAATTGTTTGATTGGATTAAATTTAACCTTCATCCAGACCAACTCATCCTCGAGTTCTATACTCCGGGTGAACCTAACAGCGGATGGATTCATGCAAGTTGGATAGAGGGAACGCCAAGAGCTAGTTTTTTACATGCCTTTAGAAAAGATGGCAAAACACAATACAAACCTGTTTTAGGTAAAGCAAAGGAGTTAATATAATATGGCAATATCACGATCACAAATGCCTAAGCAAATCGAAGGCAAATTAAGAGGTGCTAGGGATGAAAAAAAGAAAAAAAAGAGAGTTATTGCATCTATAAAAAGAAAAAAAAGCTTATTATTCAAAGCATAGACTGTAAGTAAAAGAAATGTTATAATTCTTTACTATGACAAAATTATGCCCAAGAGGTAAAGCTGCAGCGAAAAGAAAATTTCGAGTTTATCCTTCAGCATATGCTAACGCATATGCAAGTAAAATTTGTGCAGGTAAAATTAAAGATCCATCTGGTGTAAAAAGAAAAGATTTCAAAGGTCCTAAACCTGCAGGTAAAGTTAACGGTGGAGAAGCAAAAATTAAAAAAGTTGCAGGTGCTTTACATAAAGCTTCGAAACTTCATAAAGCACAAGCTAAATCATTAGACTCTGTTATAAAAGCAAACAAAGGTGCATTTGCTCAGAAACTTGAACCTTATAATGGTAGCTATATTAAAGGAAATTTAGCTGGTCATGAAGTGTCTAACGATAGTTTATCAAATTACTATAAAGGTATGTTAGATGACTAAAAAAAAGAAAAAAGGATATCAAACAGCAGAAGAATTAGTTGGAAGTGGTAGAAAAGAAAAATTTTTCGATAATCCTTTTGATGCTAGAAAAGCTGGAGATGACGAAGACAGAGCAGATTTTAGAGATGCAAAAAAAATAGAGGCTAAAGGATTAAGAGATGGGGGCATGTGTCGTGGAGCAGGAGCAGCGATAAGAGGCACAAAATTTAAAGGTGTATTCTAATGGGCAAAAAAACCTCTGTACCAGATTATTTAAAAAAAACATTAAGAGGCACAACTATTGGAGGTGGTGTAGACTTATATGATGATCCTGATGTTTCTGTGCCTAAAGCAACTTTAAGTATAAAAAAAGGTACAACAACTATTTCAGGTGGTGCTGAAAAACCTTTTTTAAAAAAAGAAAAAGGTAATGTTTCTAGCACACTTTCATTAGGTATTACTAAAGAGGGGAAAAATTCTTTATTTACTTTAGAAGGAAGTAAAACAGGAAAAAGAAAGAATATAGGTTTTAGTTTTTCAAAATCATTTAAATCAGGGGGATTAAAAAAATGGTTCGATCAAAAATGGGTAGATATTGGGAGCAAACGAAAAGATGGTTCATACGCACCATGTGGTCGTTCAAAATTAGCAGCGGATCAAAAACGGAAGTATCCAAAATGCGTCCCTGCTGCCAAAGCAGCGAGGATGACAGAATCCCAGAGGAAGAGTGCCGTTGCAAGGAAAAGAGCTAAGGCTCAAGGTGTTGGTGGTAAACCAACAAATGTAAGCACCTTTACCAAAAAGTATTATGGTGGTATGATAAAAATTAAAGGATAACTATGTCAGAAAAACTATCAGATAAATTAAAAAACTTATTTGCAAAAAATAGAGGTGCACCTCCGGCAGGAGCTTATCCAAAGATGTCTGAATTTAAAGCATATAAAGCGGGTCAAAAATTTGCTAATAAAAAAATACCTAGTAAATCTAAAGCATTAATTACTGCAAAAACAGCAAAAAATTTAAGAAGACTAGCAACTTTAAGTCAATTAAGAGGAGCAGCTATACCTGCAGGTCTAGCCTATTTTGGTTTATCTACAGCTTATAAGATAAAAAACTTACCACCAGAAACTAAAGCAAAAATAAAAAAACAAAAACTTAAATTAAGTAAAATAAGTACAAAAGATTATCATGCTGATCTTTTAAAAATGAACACAGGAGGAGATACAATGTTAAAGAACCCAAAAAAAGCTGACTTAGATAAAGATGGCAAATTATCTAGTTATGAGAAAAAAAGAGGAAAAGCCATCGAAGCTAATATGAAAGCTAAAAAAGGTAAAATGATGTATGCTTACACAGGTGATATGGCTAAAGGTTATGGCGCAGCTAGAACTCAAGGTCAAGGCCTTCAAGATGAAAACTTAATACCAGGTAAGTCTTTGGATTATTACAAAGACATAATGTAATGAATTATGGCTACGTCAGGAACTACAGCATTCGATTTAAATATCGATGATATTATTGAAGAAGCATACGAGAGATGTGGTATGCGGACTAATAGTGGTCAAGACTTACGTAGTGCAAGAAGAAGTTTAAATCTTTTATTTTCTGAATGGGGTAATAGAGGAATTCATCTTTGGAAGGTGTCTCTTAATGAAGTACCATTAGTAGCAGGAACTGCACAATACGCTGTAAATGCAAGTGTGAACGATGTGTTAGAAGCTTACATTTCAACAACAGCTGCAGCTAGTAATACCTCATCAACAAATGATATTTCTTTAACAAAAATTGATAGATCTGCTTATGCAGCTCTTCCTAATAAACTACAAACTGGACAACCTTCACAATATTTTGTTGACAGACAGACAACACCTCAAATATTTTTGTATTTAGCTCCAGATGCAACAACTTATACAACTTTAAAATTTTATTCGATAGATAGAATTGAAGACGCTGGTATATATACAAACCAAGCTGATGTTGTATATAGATTTTTACCATGTATGTGTTCTGGTCTTGCGTATTATTTATCTGTTAAAAGAGCACCAGATAGAATTCAATTATTAAAACAATTATATGAAGATGAATTATTGAGAGCTTTAAATGAGGATGGTCAAAGAGCATCTGTTTATATATCTCCTCAAACTTACTTTGGAGATGGAGTATAATGTCTTACGCAACTGGTAAAAGATCTAAAGCTATATCTGATAGATCAGGAATGGCCTATCCATACAAAGAAATGGTTAAAGAATGGAATGGTTCTTTAGTCCATATATCTGAGTTTGAACCAAAGCATCCACAACTAGATCCACCATATCATAAGGCAGATGCGATAGCTCTAAAAAATCCAAGGGTGATGAAATTTCAACAACCTTCCCAAGAATTTTCAAATGATAATACTATTTCAGATTCAGGTGGTATTCATGTTGGTGTTGCTAACTTAACACTACCAGGAGAGTTTGCATTTAGAACTCAAGAATTTAATGTTACATCAAATGGAATTACAACTACGATACATAGCATGGTTCCTGAAGATCCATCTTTACAAAATAGAAGAAGAGAACTTATTTCATCCATAGGTTCAGTGGGGGTGAGTATTTCATAATGGCCATAACTCATGCAAATTTTTTAACACAAGTAAGAAACTACACTGAAGTAGATGCAAATGTTTTAACTGATGCAATCATTCAAGATTTTATAAGAAACGTTGAGTTAGATATAGCAGGCAAAGTAGATTATGATGATCTTAGAAAATATGCTACATCTAATTTTACTGCTAGTAATAGAGCTGTATCTATTCCGTCAGATGCACTTGTTTTAAGATCTGTTCAACATATAACATCTGGAGGTGTAAGAACATTTTTAGAAAAAAGAGATACAAGTTTTATTTCAGAGTTTAACGGATCTGGTACAGAAGGAACACCTAAATACTATGCTAATTGGGATGAGTTTAATATTATTGTAGCTCCAACACCAGCTTCTGCAGATACAGTCCAAATAAATTATATACAGGATCCACCAGAATTTACTTCAAGCAACCAAACTTTTTTAGCTAAATATCAAGAGTCGATGTTATTACATGGAGTTCTTGCTGAGGCTTTTAGATTTTTAAAAGGACCAGACAATCTATACAACCTATATCAAACCAAGTATACTGAAGAAGTACAGAATTTTGCCCTACAACAAATGGGTAGAAGAAGACGTGCGGAGTATGATGATGGTGTTCCAAGAGTGGTTGTACCATCTCCTTCTCCAAACCAATAATTTAAAGGAGGCCGATTATGGCAATAACAACAAACGCAATATGTGATTCTTTTAAGAAACAATTGCTACAAGGAAAGCATGACTTTGATACATCATCTGACACTTATAAGTTAGCGATGTACACAAGCTCTGCGACTTTAGGTAAATCAACTACAAACTATTCTACAAATCCTGGTGGTGGAGCTAACACAGAAGTGGTTTCATCTAACTACTCAGCGGGTGGAAAAGCTTTGGTAAATCAAGGTGTAAAAGTTTCATCATCTGTAGCTATTACAGATTTTGCTGATTTATCTTTTCAAAACGTAACTCTTACTGCAAGAGGTGCTTTAATCTACAACACAACAACTGACGGTGGATCAGGTACTACTGATGCTGTTGCCGTTTTAGATTTTGGTGGTGACAAGACTGCAACTTCTGGAACATTTACAATTCAGTTTCCAGCTTTCACAACTTCAGCAGCTATATTGAGATTAGCATAATTTAAGGTTCTGAAGCTATGGCAGAGTTTACTTATACTGTAACCGTAGCTTCAGGTGACCTATATGGCGGTGGAACTGGTAATGTTTTTTATTTAAACGGAGCTAGAAATTCTACTGGGCCTGGTACTGTAAGTTGGGTTGAAGGAGGCACTTTAAGGTTTGATCAAAGTGCATCATCAAATGATGGTCATCCATTAATTTTTTCTTCGACCACAAGCAGAGATCAATATCTTACATCTGGTGTAACTTATTATTTGGATGGTGCATCAAATTACGCAAACTATACTAACACCACAACCTTTAATGCAGCTTCAACTCGTTATGTTGAAGTAACACCATCATCACAAACTGATTTTTTTTACTTATGTTATGTGCACGGAATTGGTATGGGAGGTATTTTTGATATTACCTCAACCACATGGGGTGCTTTAAGTTGGGGCGCAGGCGCATGGGGTAATCAAGCTGACATAGATGTTGATGTCACTGGAATATCTTTAACATCTTCAATTGGAACTTTACAATCAGTAACAGGAAACGCTGATGTTGAACCAAGTGGTATACAGCTTGCTTCATCTCAAGGATCATCTATTGGAGGAACCTCTGTATCAGTTTCCGTAACTGGTAATTTAGAGTCCATGGGTATTGGTCAAACCTTAGTTGGAATTGGAGCAATAACTTCTGGTATTTCAATGACTTCAAGTATTGGAGCAGCAACGGTAGATGAAAGCACTTTAACTGGAGAAGGTTGGGGTAGAGCTGCATGGGGTGAATTTGCTTGGGGTGTGAACTATTCTGTTGCAGTAACAGGACAATCTCTTACGTCTTCAATTGGTAATGAAACTGCATTTACAGATATAACAGTTGGAGTTACAGGGCAATCTTTAACTTCTACACAAGGTTCGATTTCTTTACAAGGAGATTTTGGTATTGTTGTTTTTGCAGCTGAAGATCAATTAGACTTTACAATTGGAACATCTACTTTTGAAATAGATGGTAATGTAACAGTTTCTGGGTCATCCATGACATCATCACAAGGGTCTACTACTGGTGGGTTAAAAACACCTGTAGATGTTACTGGAATTCAAGCTTCAATGAGCATAGGAAATATTTCTCTTGTTCAAACAACTGTAGAGACTGTAACAGGTATTGCAGCTACTATGACTTTAGGTCAACATGCAGAAATACCAGGTCAGATAATAGGTGTTTCTGGACTTTCAATGACATCATCTTTGGGAGAAGAAGGTCCTATTACAGGAGACGCTATAGTGACACCTTTAGGCATACAGTTAACAGGATCTATAGGAAATCCTAATGTAACTGCGTGGTCTGAGATAGATTTAGGAGTAAATAATAGTTGGACCACAGTTGATCTGGCAGCTTGATTAATGTAAAATATAAATATTTAAGGAGATAAAATTTTATGACATCTAGTTATTCAACTGATCTTAAACTCGAATTAATGGTGACTGGTGAAAACGCTGGTACATGGGGTGATAAGACAAACACAAACTTAAACTTAGTACAACAAGCTATAGCAGGATTTGAACAAGTAACTTTATCAAGTGGTGGAACATTAGCACTTGTAATGTCAGATGGTGCTTTATCGAACGCAAGAAATTTAGTTATTAAATTTGCAACTGCATCAATTGCAGCGAGCACAGTTTGCACCATTCCAGATTCAATAGAAAAATTTTATATATTTGATTGCACAGGATTAACAAATCCTACAAACCTTACAATTAAAACTGCATCAGGCACGGGATTTTCTCCTAACGCTGCTAAAATTTTCGCAGCATATTCTGATGGAACAAACTTAAATGAAGTTTCATTAGATACTTTAGGAGGCACTGTTGCAGCAGCAAATCTTTCAGGCACTATTGCAACTTCACAAATAGCAGATCACGCTGTAACTTTTGCAAAAATTCAAGAGACAACTACTGCTAACAGAGTGATTGGTGCAGCATCTGCTGGAGACGTAGGTGAGGTACAAGTTGCAACAGACATGATAGCTGATGATGCTGTTACTGCTGACAAATTAGCTGACACAACAGTTTCTGCTGGATCTTACACCTCAACAAGTTTAACAGTTGATGCACAAGGTAGAATTACTGCTGCCTCTTCAGGATCAGCGGGTGGTGGAGGTTTTGTGCCTACACATATTTTTAATGCTCCCTCAAGTGGAACTTATACAGCAGACCCAGGAGCCAATTTTGCACTAGGTTATTTGTATGCCTCTGGAGGAGGAGGTGGCGGAGGCCGATATGGAAATAGAAATGGAGGATCTGGCGGGTCTGGTGGCTTTGGCGGATACTTCAAATCAGTAACTGGTGGAACAGGTTATCCGTACAACATAGGAGCAGCTGGAAACGGTGGATCAGGAACTGGTGCTCCTCAAGCTCCTAGTGGGCAAGCTGGATCACCTATTTCATTCCCTCAATTTGGAACAGTTAATGGTGGCGGTGGCGGTTCTGGGGCCCAAGACAATCCAGGTTCCAACGGCAGTGGAGGTAATGCACCGGGAGCAACTCTTACTTATCCAGAACGTAATATGTTTGTTGGAGGAAACACTCAGTTTGGACAAGGTGGTAATCCAGGAACAGGTACCCCAACTAGTGGTAACTCAGGAGGTTCTGGTACTGGTGGTAAAGTATTTATATATGAGAATACAGGAAGTTAATTATGGCATATTTAATTTTTAATAAAGATTTAGATAATGTATCAGGTTCATTATGTGCAATAGCAGCAAATGATGCTGACTTAAATAATTTAAATATAGATTTGGATGGTGTAAAAAGAATAAGTATAGATGATAGTGTTTTTACACAAGTACAATTATCTGAGAAATTTCCAATATCTTATAATGGGGAAACAGTTAATTATATAGATTATGCTGATAGTCATACAAGTCAAGAACAGTTTCAATCTGTAATTGATGATAGAATTTCTTCGATAAACAATTTTTTAACAAGTAATGAAAATCATCCAGATTATACTAAGTGGAACAATTTTAAAACTCAACTTACAAATCTAAACATAAACGATCTTACTTATCCTTATGAAAAAAGTTTAGAAAGACATTTATCTGATAATTCATTAACAGTATTAAATATTTTACAACTGCCTTAAAAAATTTGTAAATATTTTTTTATCCCCTTCATCGGTAATAACTTGATTTATGATATCTAAATAGTCTCCAGCGAGTTTTAATTTACTATCTAATTTATCTTCACCAGCTGCACCTTTAACAAAACCTGCTTCTTTTCCAGGTGCGTATAAAGATACCTCACCCGTATCTGTATTAAATAATGCACCATGTAGTCCTCCCCTTTTCATTCTAGATAAATTTAATGAATTTGGATTTTTTTCTATAAATTTTTTAGAATCAAATTCTGATTTAGCAACAATATTCATAATATTATCATTAGCCTTTTCTATTATTGCAATATCTTTTTTATTTTTAACGGCTCCTTTACCTTCATATTTATCAACTAATGGAGATAATATTTTATATTGTTTTTTAAGTTCGTTAATTGAGTTACGAAATAATGTGTTTAAATCTCTGCTTTGAAAAATTAAATCATTTTTATCAAACAATTTATCTCTGTTCCTATAAATCCAATCAAACTGTCTATCTTCTTGTAGTGTGTTATCTTTACCATATTTTTTAGTAAAAAATTCTATGGGGAAGGGGTGTCCTCCCTCTATTTCTGTTAAATTATATTTTTCGTAAATTTTTTTTACATTTTTT